AGGCAATGAGGTACTGATGCAACATTCGATCAAGATGCAGGTGTTAAACGACTTCAAACTTTGATTCAGGATTCTGATCAAGTTTTCAGTTTCGATTTATCTTCTGCTACTGATCGATTGCCATTAAAATTACAAGTTATCTTATTAAATTGTATTTTTCCCGGTTTAGGTGATAACTGAGCTTCTTTACTTACAAATAGAGATTATAAAGTCCCTCGTCATGAGACTTTAGATTCTTCTATTTCTAAAGTAAGGTATGCTACAGGTCAACCTATGGGTGCTTTAAGTTCTTGAGCAATGTTAGCTCTTACTCATCACTTGCTAGTTCAGTATTGTTACTGACAAACCTTATCTAGTAATAATCAGTTTTCCTGATTTACACAGTATATGGTCCTTGGAGATGATATAGTAATTTGTGACTCTAAAGTTGCAAAAAACTATGTTTCTCTAATGAAGAAATTAGATGTAGGTATTAATCCTACTAAATCTCTAATTTCTTTGTCTGGTACGCATGCAGAATTTGCTAAGCGCTTTGTAAGTGCTGATATTGACCTTTCACCTTGATCTTTAAAAGAATACGGATCTATCTTCTCTAATTGAGCCATTCTATTACAGAATGTTAAAAAGAGAGAAGTATCTCTCGTACCTTTCCTTAAGATTTTAGGTTTTGGTTCAAGAACTGTTGGTCATATTTCCCAAAAGAAACTGATTGGTAAATGAACTAATCAAGTTATCTTTAAAGGACTTTGACTAACTTGTAGAGTGGAATCTCAGGAATTGTTCAGAGGTTTATATTCTCAACTAGATTACATATTGTATTCTACGTTAGTTATGTATTCCTCTTGAACAAGTTCTGTATCTCACTTGTGAAAAGGACTTTTAGAACCTATACAGAGTACTTTGAACAGAGTTCATCTACCTAGTCAATTATCTATCTTATCATCTATTGAGTTAAAAGCTATTTCTAGCTTATCAACTCATTGGATAAGAGACCTTTTATGTTTTTCTACTGTTTCTTCAACAAATAGAATTAAATATCAAGGTCTGATAAGAAAAGAAGGAATTGACATAGTTGATAACTTTATTCTTAAAGTATTCTGGGGATCACCTTTTTATACATTTTTATGTTGAGGGAGAAGGAGCAATTGATTTGATAAGTGTAACAACTTATTGGTCATGCATACCTGACAGGCGAATATTCCTGATCTGTTAAAGAGTTATTTTGATGACCCTAAAACATGATTAGTTAATCCGTCCTTTAAAGATAGAGCATGTCCAACTTCAGTTGATCATCTTTTTAAATCTGTTCCTTCTGAAGATCTTAAACTTCAAATTGTTAAGGACATGAGGATGTTATGTAAATCTCTTGATTTATATAAATTATCCTTAGATAATTTCTCCGGTTCTTTAAACCGAAAGAGATTACCTGGTCCTCCTATAATTAGAGTTCGAAGA